GTTGTCGTTGTCGTTGTCGTTGTCGTTGTCGTTGTCGTTGTCGTTGTCTTTGTCTTTGTCTTTGTCTTTGCTTTTTATGCTTTTTATTTTCTGTTTGATTTTATTCTTTACCTTGTCGAATTCATTCTTTGCATTTACATTTATATGTGTCTTTAGCTTTGCAAATGCATTTCTAAGTCTTGAACCACCAAAAGTTAAAAAATTATTATTAATTTTATCCATAAGTTTTGATATTTTTTTTGATGAATATATATTAATAAGTTGATTAATATCATTATAATCAGTTTTTCCATTTCGTGTTTGATTAATTAAATTATTATTTTCTAACTGCGATAATGATTTCATATGATTTAATATAACTTTAAAATCTGTTTTGTTAATTTGCATTATAAATAATTAGAAAAGTTTTTTTAAGTTTTTTTATCTTTAAATGATTTTAATATCAAATTTAAAGATAAAACTTTATTATTAATAAATGTCTGAAATAATACAAAAAAAAAAAAAAAAAAAAAAAGAGGGCGAAAACCTAAAAATTTTAATATAATACAAGCAAAAATTGATAATATAAAAGAAGTTGATGATTTAATTAATACTGAAGAAGAAAAAATTATATTTCATTTACCAATTACAATTGAAGAAGTTAATAATGTGGAAGTTGTTGATGTTTCTGTTGATACAGATATTTTTATAAAATCAGAAAAAGATATATTTTGTTCTAAGATAAATATTAAAAATGATTCAGATTTAACAGAAACATTAAAAACAAGTATAAGTATAACTAATCAAACTTGTGCAAATAATTCAATACATAAAATTGCAACACATAATTTAATATTTTCACAAAATACAAAATGTTGGTGGTGTAGAAATTGTTTTAATACTCCAGGTCTTGAATTACCTGAAGATTATTATAATGAAACATTTTTTTGCACTGGTAATTATTGTAGTTTTAATTGTATGAAAAAATATAATTTAGAATTAAATGATTCATTAACATGGAAAAGAGACTCATTAATTAATCTATTTTATTTTAAATTATATAATAAATATACAGAAATTAATCCTGCACCGCATTGGATAACATTAAAAGAATATGGTGGGTGTTTAACATTGGAAGAATTTAGAAATAATTTTATAATTAATTCTAAAGAATATATTGTTTTACACCCACCGCTCATTTCTAGACAAATGCAAATTGAAGAATCATACAAATTTAATAAACTAAAAGAAGTTCCAATTGATAAATTAAATAGAATATATTCAGAAATTGAATCAGAATATGCAATAAAAAGAAATAAACCAATACAAACAGATCAATTAAATTTAGAAAAAACAATGGGATTAATTAAAAAGAAAAAATCATCTAAATTAACCTATTAATTTCGCAATATCAGCATCTAAAACTTGGACAAATACTTTTGGTGTCATTTTTTGAGATTCTGTTTTTAAAATATCAATAATCTTCTTATGATCAGCTATACTAGAATCTTCTGTTGATGATTCTAATATATAATCAGGGGTAGACATATATTTAAATGTATATTTGTAATTAATTGTTTTTAAACACGTATTTAATAATTTTTGGGTATGTAATATACCACTAGGTGAAATAATTTTAATTTTTGAATTAATTTTTTTAATAGTTTCATCAGTTCTTTTAATATATAACTCGTATATCATTTTACGAATTTCATCACTGATATTTAGTATTACACACCATTCACTTAAATCACCAATGTTATTACAAAAGTATATCCATAATGATATGGGTGCATCATCATGATCATCATTAAATATACGTCGTTTTGAATCAATATGATGAACTAAAGTTTGCCATATAATATCAAAATTACATGTTGTTTGAATACATAATGATTTGATAAATGATTCTAATATTTTATTTTCAGTAAATTGAACCATTAATTTATTTTGGATATCTGTTACTGATAAATTTTTATCATCAACCATATCATCAAGATATGCAATTGATATTTGTACAATTTTTGCAGTTGTATCTATTTCATCGACACGTGCAACCATAGGTTTATTTAGAGGAATTATTTTATTCCAACTAGAAACCCGTCTTTTTTTTGATGCATCTGGATAACTCATCATTCCACGATAAGGATACTCCATTAATTTAGCATCAAAAAATGAGTCAGATCTAGCAGAAAAGATAACTAGTACAATTTCGCCAAGGGTAGGATTATTATTTGAATAATATTGATTTGAATTCATTAATAATTAATAAATAATATATATTAAACTAAAAAATTCAATTTTTTTATTACTTTTGGTGTATTTATATTATTTGAATAAAAATAGGCTCCTTGTAAAAATGAATCTGCTAAATCATCTTTCTTTTTATGAGAATTAAAATGTTTAACATATATTGGTAAATGTTGTATTAATTCTAAACAATATTTTATACCTAAACTTTTAGTTAATTTATATGCTTTAGTATCATCTGTTTTTTTTGCTTTAATTAATTGTTTTATATCTCCTTCAGTTGCTATTTTAAGTTTATTCGAAGGTGACATAAATTTAACTTGTGTAATATTTGATTTTGTTATATCTTTATCAATAATACCTCGAATTAAATAATAATCATAAATAGCTGATGCTATTGATTTCATCCGTGGATTTTTTAATGATGGTTGATTTTCAATAACAACATAATTAGCAGATAATAAATTTTTTCTATTTTCTAATTCCATTATTAATCTAAATTTAACATCGTCAAAATTTAATGTTGCTGAATTTTTTAATTTAAATGGTTTTAAATCTGATGATTTTTGTAATGTTTTATAAATTTGTTTAGCATGTGTTGAACAATAATATACATTATTATTTATAAATGATATTTTTTTATTACATATTGTTGATTTATTATTAATATAATTACATATATCTTTATTATCTTTATTATCTTTATTATCGCAATTATTTTTATCATATATTAAAAAACATTCATTAAATTCTTTAATACGTGTATCTATTTTTTTACCATGTGTTTTACAATAATATTTTATTTCATTATTAACAGTATTTGTTAAACTTGCTTTAGCACCACAATTACATTTTTGTTCGGATCTATTTGTTAAATCAATATTATTCCAATCTAATATACACCAATTAATAATAATTGTACCATCTTGTTGTACATATTCGGATTGTGTTAATAAACAATATGATAAATGTATTACACCAACATCAAATGATAAAATAACAGGATATTTATTATTTATTATTTCTGATTTTGGATTGTTTTCTATGGATGAATCTGGAAAAAATTCTGACATTCTATTATTTATTATATAAACATATTGTTTAACTACATAGTTAAATGATTTTAACTTAAAGAAAATAAATAAATATTTTTGTTAAAAATTTAATTCAGAAAAATGTACAAATGAACAATATTTAAACATTGTCATATTTTTAATTAAATATTCATCATATGTTTGAAAATTAAGTGCAACTAATTGATATTTATTTTTCCAAAATGGTTCAGGATCATAATTATATGATAAATGTCCTAATAAATTACCAGCTGGATATATACGTTGTATTATTCCTGGTGGATTGATATTAATTAATTTTTTATCTTTATTTTCTGTATTTCTATAATATCCACCTCTATATGAATTAATTACAGTTGATAATTCATTTGGTATATTAGATACTTTATCTATTATTTCAGATTTAGGTCTACAAGATGTTATTATAATTTTATTTAATAAATTTTTTATTGGTTCTTTTGTAAAATGATTTATTTTATTTAATTCATTATTTAATAATTTTTTACCAAAATATTTTACAAGTATATCTTTCATTTTTTGCTGGGTTTGTGGTATTTTATTTGTATTTATTTCTAAATCAATCCATATAGGATCTGATGTTTGATTTGCAAATTCTGATATAGTTTTTATACAATCTTCAAAATAAATATACGATGTTGTAAAAATATCACTTGAATATCCTTTTTTAACTAATGGAGTTTCTATACCATGTGCAACAACTGGTGTATAACTATCATCACTTTTTATTGCATTATTTTTTGCATACACGTCTAACTCAATTACACGTGCACCTAACATTAAAGCATTTTTAATCGCATCTACTGATACAACATCAAAATTTTGCAAACATGGTATATAAGTATTATGAGATGTACTTATTATAAATTCATTAAATGGCATATTTAATAATTGCGGTTTTGCTATTTCTATTGGTAAATTTTGTTTATTTAATAAAAAATTATATCCTAGCATTAAACAACTAGATGTTCTAAATTGTTTACCTATATCTGTTTTAAATATTATCACAAATTTTACAATATAATAAAATAATATTACTAATGGAACAATTACAAATATATGCCAATTAATTTCTTTTGTTTTTTCATTTTTATAATTGTTGATTATAAATACAGTAATAATAATTAAAAAAATAATAGTTATAACAATATTTTTAATTATATTATAATTATTTATCGATAATATATTTTTCATTTTATATATAAATATTTATATTTTATTTTTATATTTATCATTAATTATATTAAATTATTTAAGCTATATTAAATTATTTAAGCTATATTAAATTATTTAAGCTATATTAAATTATTTAAGCCATATTTAAGCTATATTTAAGCTATATTTAAGCATATTGTTTTATTTAAGCTGTGTATTGATAATATATATAAAAGATGAAATTTTATATTTAAAGAGTTATATTTTAAAATATATAACTAATGACTATAATATCAAAATGGGATTCTTTCACGATTACTGATTATATTAATGTTGATTCAATAGAGATTAAAAATCTTCCATTGGGTGTCAGTGTATCAACAATGTGTGCATCAGGTAGACTTAATACTAAACTAAATATACCTAATATTGAAAAATATTTACAACTAAACTCTAATGATGTGTTAACTGTAAAGATTAATCAAGAAAGAATAAGAACACTAATATCAGTTAAAAATAAACCTAAACGTAATAAAAAAGATATTAACCATAAAGACACTTCAAAAAATCATTTTTATAATCAAATTACTGTTGTAATGAGAGTTGATCATGGTAAGTACGATGATTTAGATTTTGTACGTAAAATTAATCTAAAATTATTTAAAAATGGTTCGTTTCAAATGTCTGGATGTAAAACAATTAAAGGTGTTAATATTGTATTTAATAAACTAATTTATAAACTTAAAGAAATTAAAGCAAAAAAAATGGAAGATGGTAAAATTAATGAAATAAAATTTATTGATAATCATGATAAAATAACAGTTACAGATTTTAAAATTGATATGATTAATTCAAATTATAAAGTTAATATGCAAATTGATCGTGATAAATTATATAATCTATTATT